AACTTCTCTATTGATTTCCGCAAGGATTTCAGCAGATAAGATGTTTGATAATTCAGTTTCAGCATCTAAGCCGTGAATTGCTTTAAGGTCTTGTGCTAACTCCATAGTGTACTCTGCTTTTAGCGCTCTTGATTTAGCAGTCACAGTTGATTTCTCAATTGAGAATGCCATTTCAGCAAACGCATTTCCAGAAGCATCACCTAGGGCTTCAGCAGCCGCAGTTGACATACCAGTACCTACTGTGTAGTTAGGACCAGCACCTGGAATTGGAGCATCGTTAAGTACAGCTGGGTTTTCACCAGAGTGTGCTGTTGATGAGAATCCATCTACAGATGAACCAGCAGCATTTCTACCACTGAAGTCTGTATCAGCTTCGTCAAAAAGAGCTTCAGTACCACCTTGAGTTGAGTATCTGCTTCTCATAGCAAATATCAAACCAGTTGGTCCTGACATAGGTTGTACGCCTGCAATATCGTAAGCGATAAGGTTAGGCATTGCTCTTCTTACTAAGCTAATTAAAATAGGATTCCAATTTTGTATTGAAGCACCAGTTGCGTTTGAAGGCGCAGCTTCTGATAAGAAAGCAGCATCTTCTTTTAACGCTTTTTCTTGGTTCTCCAATACCATTGAAGTAACGGCTCTTTTGTAAGCATCTTTAACCTCTGGAAGGTCTGGATGATCCAAAACGGGCTGCCACTTTTGTTGTATTGATTCAGATAAAAACATTTTTCTATCTCTCCTTATTAGTTAGTTAACTAACCCTTACTTAATGTAAGGATTTTTCTTTGTTTTACTAATTGCAGCAGTATATGCAGCCATTGATTCAGATAAATTCATATCAGAACCAGCATTGTTTTCTGCTACTTCATTAGATTCGTTATCACTCGCCTTTGTTTTAGGGAAGTAAGAATTTTTTAATGTTTCTACACTTTTTCTAAAACTTGCAGCGTCTGTATATTCAATACTTTCTGCTAAACCTTTAAGTTTTTCAGATTCAGTAATTGCTAAGTCAGATGACACATCATTGATAATGTCTTCTCTAGCAAACTCACCGATTTTCTGATTTAACTCAACGTTCTTTTCGATAGTTTTGTTAACTTCTTCTTTTAACTTTTCTATCTCAGCAGCTTGATTCTCAATTACATCAAATTTTTCTTGTGGAACATCAATGTAGTGAGACTCAAATAAAGATTTAAGACCACCGATAAAGTCTTCAGTAATCTCATTTCTTAAGCCTTTTTCTATTGCCAATTCGTTTTCTTTCATCCACTCCTCGACAACATAGTTTAGATAAGCGTCAACTTTTTCAACGATTTCTTCTTTAACTTCAGAAACTTTTTCGTTAACTTTTGTTTCGTATTCGCTTTCTAAATTTTCTATTTCTTCGACAAGTTTTGCTTTAACAGCAGACTCGAATATTGTAGCCGCTTTTGCTTTAAATTCTTCAGATAGTTCTTCACCATCAGTTAAAGCAGCAACGTCTTCTTTCATATCCATGTCTTTTACTTTATCTTTAGCAGTCATTTCTTTTTTCATTTCTTTTTCTTTATCACCATGTTCTGCTTCTGATACAGTTTCAGACTCTTCTTTTACTTCGTCTTTTTTCTTGTCTTCTTTATCTTCAGCTTCAGACACTTCTTTTTCGTCTTTTTTCTTGTCTTCAGCTTCTTTCATATCTTTTTTCTTCTCGTCTTCTTTTTCCTCAGACTTTTCATCTTCTTTACCATTCTTTTTGTCTAGGTACTTTTTAAGACCAGCTGGCATTTCGCCTTCTTTCACTTCTTTTTTCTCATCATCTTTTTTATCAGCGTATTCTGCCTCTTTCATATCTTCTTTTTCTTTTTCGTCTTTTTTCTCGTCAGCTTCGTAAGCAGCCTGAATATCTTTTTTAGGCTCTTTCTCTGCTTGTAGAGATTTCATAGCATCAGCTGCGCCTGCACTTTTTTGTTGTGGGTCACCAGTAATGTGATTAACCCCTTGTGCGAAATCTATTTTAGCATCTGTAGGTGAAGTAACTGCTTTAGTCATTACTTGTTGTACAGTTGCCGCTAGTGATTTAGCGGGTTCAGCTGGAGCTGCATTTTTCTTTGGCAAATCTGCCACAGTATTGTCAGCCATTGTTCTATCTCCTCAATAGTTTTTTAGTTGTTAATTATTGCAATAAATACACCAACCCATTAGGAAAGTGTCAATTACTATTTATAAAATTACAGTTTTTTAAGAAAAGATTCGAATACTTTAGCATTTTTTTCTGCTCTAGCAATTCTTTCTCTACTTTCTGCTTGTAACTTTAATTCTTTAACCTCTGCTTCTTTCAAAATCCCATTATCCCAAACCCACTCTTTGCCTTCCATAATGCCTTCTACGAAAGCGTCTGGAGCGCTAGGGTCTGCAACTATATCAGCTGCGGTTGCAAGGTAAAAATCGTCTTTGACTACATTGGCACCACCTACATTTGCAAGTGTACCCATTCCTCTACTTGAAACTCCAAGTCTTGCACCCTCATCAATTAAACTTTTCACTATTTTTCCATATGGGGTATCGAGTACTCGTGCTTCACCTATAAAATTACTGCCTTCTGGATATAGAGCATTAATCATATGCGAAACTCTTTCTAGGTTAACGGTTGGTCCGTCTGGATGACCTAGTTCACCAAATGCTCTCTTTTTTTCTATGAACTCTCTATTATATCGTAATACTTCTTTTTGTAGTATTTCTTTAGGATAGATTCTTCCATTTCTATTTTTCACATCAGATTGCATGAATACACCTTTAATGGAATAGTTTTTCTTTCCATTGCCAGCTTCTTCAACAATATATTCTGCGTTTGATATTTCTTCGGTAATTAACTTCATTTGTATCTATCTCTAATTTCTCTCTAATATTTATACAAATTGCTATCTGAAAACCACTAAAATTGTATAATTATCACCATTTGCAAAATTCTTTGTAGAAAGTAAAACATCACCTGTAGGTGTTGTTGCGTTGTTTAGAATCTCGTTTCCATCTGCTCTTAGGTCCCAAAAACCTTGACCTGATAAAGAAACTGCGGTAGCATTTGTTGCACCTTCCCAAATTATCTCTACAGCTGACTTTGCGTTTGCTGTATTTACTGACCAAAATATTTTAGATATTTTTCTATTCCCATCAGTAGTCATAAATGTTGTACTTGAAGCGTCTATTTTTTTAACTAAATTCTCACCTGTACCGTCAGAATAGTTAGTCATTTTAACAGCATATTTTACGCCTGTTGTGTCTGTTAATACTTGTGTTGATACTGTATCAGCCATATTTAATCCTTATTGTGCATCATAGTAAGTTTTTGATAACTCACCACGTTCAGTTGTTTCTCCTGCTTTTCTACATCTAATATAAATTTCTTGTACATTGCCATCTGCAAAAGTAAATGTTCTTATTCCACCTGAAATAGTTACATTTGCACCATCAGCTGAATCTGGATATGTATCGCTGACTGTAGCAGCGTTATCAAACTCCCAAATACTATTTGATCCTGGAACAGTTACCCAAGCCATATTACTTCCTTAAAATTGTTAATGTTTCTTTATCAAAGTAATTCATTAAATCTTGTTTGTTTACACCATATTGTTTTGCAGCTGCATTTACATTCTTTTCAAAACTAGCAATTACATCAGCGTCTTTGTCTGCAGCTCTAAAAACCATATCTACAGCACGCTTCATTTTAGGTGTAAGTTTATTGTATTGACGAGTACGTTTGTAATCGTTTGCTTCAGTAATATTGTCTTTTATAAAACTACTGAGCCACTTCATCACTTGCTACCTCTGGTGCAGGAGTTTCAGCTTCAATATCGTTTCCAGTAAAAGGATTAGCCTCTGGTGCATCAGCACCTACTTGTCCTGTAAACATTGATCTCGCCACATCAGTTTTAGCATCATCTAAGGCAGAA